AAGGCATCGTTGATTTCATCCATCGTCAGGTTGCCATCAAGGGATGCTTGAGCCAACTTCTGGACGACAGTGGCACAAGCTGCGAAACCAGCCAACACAGCCGACTTCCAAATCTGTAGCTCAGGGGCAATCACGGCTGAACCACCAACGATTGCAAGAGCTGACGATAGGAATACTGCAACGATACGACCTGCAACATCTTGGAACTTCTTCATGACTTATCTTCTTTCTTGGTGAGTGCGCCGATCAGGTGCAGAACTAATGCCCCAACAGTAAGCCAGATCACGACTCGTTGGATAGCCCCCGACAACGTGAGGATCGTCGTGACAGATGCAGCGATAGTCCACAGCAACGCATGGAACTCACCCCATATCTTCATCGCGTTTTCCTTCGTGTTGGTGCAGGGGCTGACACCAAGAATACAGCACCCAAGGCGATCAATGCTCGACGAGTTTTGATAGGCACAGTCTGATTCGTCATCGTGTAATCATCAGCGAAACCTTCAAACAGATTCAACACAGCCTCAAATGCTTTACGCACTTTCGTTGGTGCTTCCTGCACAGCAGCCACCAACTCAACAGCCTGCTCCGATGTGAGTTCTTCAACAGCAACCTGCTCAAATACTTGTGCTGCTTCATCGTTTGTGAGTACCGCCAACACTGCCGGCTCGGATGCAACGGACACGGCTTGGTTGGTGGTGAGTGCGTTGGTGAGCAGCTCGGTGACGATGGCTTTGACTTCTGCTGGGGTTGCTTCCTCGATCTTGGCTAGGGCTTCGACTACGGCTTTGTCTGCGATGGGGGGCAATGGTGCGTCTTTGGCTGGTTGGCTCGTCTGTGGGGCTTGTGGTGGCTCTGGTGCCGTTGTTGGGGGTGGGGGCAGGGTTGTTGTTGTAGTGCTTGTAGTGGTGGTAGAACTGGATGAGGAGGTAGACGATGTTTCATTGGATTTTGGTGGCAGTGTGCTTGTTGTCGTCGGGGCTTCTGTCGTTGTTGTCGTTGACGATTCTGTTGATTCTGTTGTTTGAGCAGCCAAAGTCGTAGTTGTTTCAACTGTTGTAGAAGTTGCTTCCGCAACCGTTGATGTCGTGGTAGTTGTTTCGGGGACTTCGCTTGTTGATGTCGTAACCGTTGGGACTTGAATTGTTGTCGTTGTCATAGTTGTTTGAAGTGTCGTAGTAGTCGATGGGTTTGTAGCAGGAACAGTTGTTGGTGCGACAGTCGTAGAAGTTGTCGTGGTACTGGTAGTCCATGTTGTTGTTTTCTCCGGAATGGTTGTCGTGGTAGTAGTCGTGCTAGTCGTAGTCGGTATTGTTGTACCAGGAATCGTTGTGTCAGGGATTGTGGTGTCTGGAATAGTGGTTTGAACTGGTTGCTGGTAATCAGTGGTGAACGCTTCGTCAGGAACCATCTGCCAGCCTTGGTTGTCAATGTTCCAGGCGAGCATCAGACAGGTGCCACCACCATTCTCATACATCCAAACGTCGAGGGGTTGACTGCCTGCACTAATGTCTATCTGCCCTGACTCGGTGGCCGAGCAACCCTGATCGTTCCAAGTACCCCACTCCTCGGTACCAATCTTGATTGTGCCACCATCGTCAGAAGCCAACCAGAACTCAATCGTCTGATGCTCAGGGATTGTGATGAACCCTGTCATGTGAACCATAAACAAGTCGTAGGTGCAATCTAGATACGGCTCACCGTCATACGAACGGTTGATGTTGTTCTCAACCTCCGAACCACACAATGGATACACACTGTCAGACATGACAGGAGGAACGACATCAATCGTGTAATAAGACGTGGACAACCCTGGTACCGGATCAGCTGACGCTGACGGAATAAAACTAAAGATCGAGGCTAGAAGCGCAGGAACAACAATCAGCCAACGACTACGAAAGAAGTGCTGCGACCTCATCGGCTGTCAAACCTAACTTTGCGATAACGGCTTGTCTTGCTGTAGCTATGTCGGCTTTGGCTTTGGCTTCGGCTTCTGCTTCTGCCTGTATTGCGTTTAGGGCAGTAGTTTCGTCTGTTGTTGCGTCACGCACTGCATCGTCTATTTGGATTTTATATGTCATGGGTTATACCTTTGCGTATCCGTACACATAAATCGTGCCGCCCGTAAATGTGCCTGAAGTAGCCGTCAAAGTAAATGCGGTGTAAGAAGTTGTATTATCTAAAAATCCACCGATACGAGTTGTATCACCATTTGTCAAAACCGCAACATTACTTGCATCAAACAATGTTGCTTTTGCTAAATTGGGACTAAACAAAATTATGTTACTGCTAAGGCTATTTGCTGTACCACTACCAACAGACCAAAATGCGGCATTGCTTTGACTTTGCGCTGTTACAGTTGCACTAGCAAAGGTGTTATAGATTCCGCCAGAATAATAACCAGTTGCAGTTGCGCCTAATGTCATTCTAATTGACGTGCTAACTGACGCAACGCCACCAGCAACCATAATCAAATAATTATCATAAGTGCTACTGAACGCACTAGAAACTGTGACGCTAGAAACTGTTGTGCCAATGGTTGTAGCACTAACAAGCGTCACGCCAGTAGCGGCTGCAAAAACTAGGTTGGCATTCAGCGAGGCTGCGTCAAGGACTTGGCCTGGGGTGTACGTTGTCAATGGCATAATGCTCCTATTGTAGTCCGTAATCTGGGTTATCGAGGTCAGATGTGTCCAGCACAAAGGCTAGACGTATCTGCCCCAACCCAACGGTCACATCATGCCTGTATGGGTTGATGCTGTGCCGGATTGATTCGACAACCACGTTCTGTGAAACCGTAGCAGGCGAACCAACATTGAATGTCTTAGACACAGACACAAAATCACCAATCTCCAAACCTGCCACAACCTCCTGCTGTGCAGCCGTCAACGCATTCAATAACACAGTGAACCCCGAAAACTTGACTGTCGGATTCTCAAACTTAGACAACAAAAAACTTGCCAACGCCGACCCAGCAGCATCATTAACCAACGGCACACCAGTCAACGACAAAGTCTTAATCCCATACTGTGTTTGAGACGCAGTACCAGACACAACACTCGAAGCCGTACCACCATCAATCTGCACAGCCACACGATTCAACACCGTCTCAGCACCAAACTCATTAGACAACGACTGAATAGGCAACCCAGCCGTACCACCAAACGAAGCCACAGCCGAACCAGACGCAGCACCAACCCGAGCATCAAAGTTCAACAACCCAGAACGATCAACAAACAAACGCCCACCCTCAGCTACAGCCACATCATTCAACGCCTGCAATACATTCGTCGCATCAAGGTATGCAACCGTTCCACACGTAGCCACACCCGTCTCAATGCTTCGCAGAGCTGTAGAGAAAGCCACCTCTGGTCGATCTAAGATTGCAGATACACGGGCAGAGGTTAACTGTGATGAAGGGTTGAATTGGGTCAGAACGGTTTGACCGAGTTGACCGAGCGCATCGGTAGACATAATCGTTGCAGTCGACAGGTTTGGTTCGGCATAGTCAATGTTCAAATCATAAACAAATCCTGTGAACATCGCTTTCGTACCGGCAGTACCCCCATACACCTCAAACTTGCGACGTGGAGCAATACCAATAGTTCCACCTGAATACCATTGTGATGCCGTATTCAACGGATCAAAGTATCGGTCAGCTGCACGATCATCAGCAACAATGGTGCAAGTAGATGAAGGGAACAAATCAACTTGTGTGGCACGGCCACGATTGATATTAATATTCGTAACATACTGTGTGATGTCAACAAAGTTTGTTGATCCATCCAACACAGCAAAACCGTCCAGTTCTGAAGTATCAAGAATGAACTGGTTGGCAACAAAACCAACATCCATCAACACTTTATAGGTTGAACCCCACTTCGTTGCCTTAGCCATTAGCGACCAAAATAACCTAAGCCACTACCAAACCCACCACCACCGTTTAGCCTTGCATACCGATCCGACAGGTCAGCCAACTCTTGTGCAATCTGGTCAGGTGTAGAAACAATCCCAGCGTTCACATTGACAACCATGCCACCACCAGAAGGATTCTGTTTGAACCCAGTCGAGTTACCAGTCACTGTTGCAGGGATTGTTGCAGCAACACCAGCCATCGGATTCGCAGCAACAACCTTCGGATACAACGCAGCGATCTTCCCAGAAGACTCAATCGCATCACGATAATTCTTCAACGCCTCAGTCTCACGATCAATAGCCTCAGCCACAGCATCACTAGCATCAGCCTGCTTCTGCTTCGCCTCAGTCAACGCATCCGACAATTGAGTATAGATTTCCGAACCAATCGACGCCCCAAACACTGCCTCATTCAACAAACCAGTCGCCTTAGTCAAACCATCAGTCGCCTCAGTCTGCGCATCAACAGCATCAGCACTAGACAACTTCGCCTCAGCCAACGCAATCTCAGCCTCACGAATTGATTGAGGAGTTGACTCAGGATCAGAACGAGCCTTCTTCAACGCCTCCTCAGCATCCTTAATCGCAAACAACGAACCCTCGACGTTGTATCCAGCCCGCTCCAAACCACGCTGAGCCTGCTCTAATTCCTTCGCAGCCTTCTTAGCCTGTGGCGAATCAGCACCATACCCAGCCACAGCCTGATCCAACGCAGTCTGGGCATCAAGCAAATTGGTGTTGGCTTCAGTCAAAGATTGACCAGCCTTCACCGAAGCCTTCTGCGCAGCAGTGAAAGACTTCTGTGCAGAGTTGCTTGACTTCAAAGCGTCGGTGTACAACTTCAACTTCTCTGTAGCAGTCTTCACAGCCTTAGCCACACCCCCCCCACCGCCACCAGCGCCATCACCAAAAGTATCTGCTGTGATCTTGCCAGTCTTATTAAAGAACCGTTCAGCCTGGTCAGCAGACATCAATTCAGTTTTGAAGCGATTGACAGGAACAGCAACATTGTCGAATGCTGATTTAAGATCGTCAATATTGACAGCAGTTCCAGTTAATCCTTTTATTGCATCTTGAGTTGCTTGCACAATTTTGAAAGGATTAGTTGCTTCAATTGCTGCTTTGGCAAGGTAAAAAACCTTATACAAAACATTTGCTGCTTCTCCAGCTGCAATTGCTATGACTCTGAATACTCCAACAACTGCAGTACCTGCACCACCTGATTCAAATATCAACTGTTGAAATCCTGCAATTAAACCGTTCTCTGTAATCACAGTAGTTATGCGTGAAACTGCTGGGGCAACTTTCTCTGTTAGAAACTTGGCAAACTGATCCAGATAAGGAAGTAACGCCATTCCAATAGTTTCGACAATCTCACCAAATTGCGTTTTGACAATTTTGAGTCTTCCACCAAAGGTGTCAGCAGCAGTAGCAGAAGCACCAGCAAAAGTAGTGTTAAGAACATCAAGAACTTTGCTGAAATCTTTTGACTTGACCACATTCTCATCAAGAGGAATACCCAACTTCTTTAACGCAGTGAAGTTTCCCATGCTTGCCTTGCCGAGGCTGATGGAGACAGTTTCTAAATCTTTGCCAGTAGCTGCAGCAATGTTTTGACTTGTAATCAAAAGCCCTGTTGCTTTGTCGTAGTCACCGGTGGCACGGGTGAGATTGCCTAACGCTGCTCGAAGATTCGTGTCAGATTCACCAGTCAAAAGTTGTTGAGTAGCAATCAACCGTTCAGTTGAAGTAATCAACTGATCATTAGCTCCGAAGGTTGTCTCCAACTGTTTAGCCAACAAGGCTTGTGACTTCTCGTCTTCCATCGCAGCCTGAACGGCTTTAGTGGCAAACGCACC